ACCACCTCCAGCCGGGATGGGTGCGACGAGGTCACGCCCCAGGGCAACCGACCCCTGATCCGCATCCGCGCAGGCCAGATGCCCGAGACCATCGACGAGGCCGAGGATGCCCTGCTCGGCGCGCAGCTTGGCTTCTATCAGCGCGGCAGCATCGTCGTGCGCCCGACCATGACGCCGGTGGCAATCTCCGGTGGCCGCCAGATCGACGCGCCGCGCCTGGTGCACGTCAGGGCGCACCACATGGCCGAGGCCTTCACCAAGGCCGCCCATTGGGAACGCTTCGACATGCGCGCCGGGGACTGGATCAGCACCGACTGCTCGCAGCGGCTGGCCGAAACCTATCTGGCGCGCGAAGGCCAGTGGCGGCTGCCGGTGCTGACAGGCATCATCAATTGTCCGACGCTGCGCGATGATGGCTCGATCCTCGACCAGCCCGGATATGATGCGCAGACCGGCCTGCTGTTCGACCCACAGGGTGAACGCTTTCCCCTGCTGCCGCGCGAGCCAGATCGCGCCACCGCCTTGCGGGCGCTGGGCTTTCTGCGCGACCTGATCGACAGCTTCCCTTTCGTCACGCCCGCCGACCGATCCGTAGCCTTATCGGCCATCCTGACCACGCTCATCCGCCGTTCGTTGCCCACCGCCCCGCTGCACGGCTTCAACGCCCCCACGGCAGGCACCGGCAAATCCATGCTGGTCGATCTGGCCAGCATCATCGCCACCAGCCGCCCGGCGCCGGTGATCGCGCAGGGCAAATCCGAGGAGGAAATGGAAAAGCGGCTGGGCTCGGCACTGATCGCGGGCGACGTGTTGATCGCCATCGACAACTGCGAGGAACCGCTCGGCGGTGAATTGCTCTGCCAGGCTATGACCCAGACCAGCCTCAAGGTCCGCATCCTTGGCAAATCCATGAACGCCGAAGTGCCCAGCAACGCCACGCTGTTCGCCACCGGCAACAACCTCACGCTGATCGGCGACATGACCCGCCGCGCCGTTCGCGCCACGCTGGATGCCGGGGTGGAACGGCCAGAGTTGCGCGCTTTCGACCGCGATCCACTGGCGATGGTGATGCAGCATCGCGGCGACTATGTCGCCGCGGGTCTGACCATCTTGCGCGCCTTTCACGTCGCCGGTCGTCCTGAACAGACCGTGCCGCTTGGCTCCTTCACTGCCTGGTCAGGCTGGGTGCGCGACGCCCTGATCTGGCTGGACGAGGCTGATCCCTGCGAGACCATGGAAGGCATGCGTGGAGCGGACCCGAAGCTGGAAGCGCTGAGATCGGCGCTGGAGGAATGGCGATCGGTGATCGGCACCGACCGCGTCACCGTGCGCGAGATCATCGAGCGGGCCGCCGCGCAGCAGACCCAGCTATTCGGCAAGCCCGAGTTCGTGAACCCCGAGTTTCGCGAAGCACTGCTCCGCGTTGCGGGCGAAGGTGGCGCGATCAACGGCCTGCGTCTCGGCAAATGGCTGTCGCAGCATCAGAACCGGGTCGTCTCGGGTCACCGCATCGTCGCGGCTGGCAGCAGCGGCAATCGCGCCTACTGGCAATTGCAGGTCGTGATCGGTAACGCCGCTCCGATCCCCGAGGGTTCTGATCCGTTCCGGAGGGCTTCCAATGGCTGACAAGCGTTCCCGGATTGTCCGGTTAGGTTGGGTGGGATTGGTTAGGTGCTTCCCGTCGCATTCATTGTTTGTCACCAAAACTGTCAGTGACGTGGCACAGACATCGTGCCGACATGACACCACGTCCATCGCATGTGACGTGACACATACGGGAAGGGGCTGGGATCACCCCACCCAACCCACCCACCCTAACCAGACGGTTCGGCAACGGGCGGCAAGGCTTGGGATGGCTCGTGACAACATCCGAACCGTTGTTAGCAGCCGGGCGGTTCCTTTTGGGCCGATCCGTATGTGGGGGAGCGCAGCGCATGACCCCGCCAGCGTCTGGGGGTGGAAATGACTAAACTCAACGCCTCAGAGACCAAGACGGCCTTTGCCACACGGGTCGGCCTGACCAAGGGCCGCATCTCGCAACTGGTGGCCGAGGGATTGCCCGTGCGACCCGATGGTCAGATCGATGTGGCCGAGGGGCTGGCATGGATTGAGGACAATCTTGATCCGTCGCGTCGCAACAAGGGTGGTGCCTTCGCCGCCCCTGCATCGCCCGCCCGCGTCTCGACCACGCTGGCCGAGGCCAAACGCCTGCATGAGATCGTCAAGGTGCAGCGTGCCAAGCTGGCGTTCGAACGCGAACAGGGTCAGTTGGTCGAAACTCTCGCCGCAACCCGCACGGTGTTTGCCCGCGCCCGTGCCGAACGCGATGCGCACATGGCTTGGGTCCAGCGCACGGCGCCGCTGCTGGCCGCCGAGGTCGGGGCCGACCCCCGCGCCACCTTCGCCGCGATGGACCGGATGATGCGCGAGCATCTCGAATATCTGGCCGACATGCCGTTGGGGAGCTTTGGCGATGGTGCCTGAGATTGACCTCGCCTGGCGACGCGGTATCCGGCCGGAACCGCCCATCCCCGTGTCGGACTGGGCCGACCGCCATCGCATCCTGCCGCCGACCTCGGCGGAACCGGGGCGCTGGCGCACGGATCGCACTCCCTACCTGCGGGCGGTGATGGACGCCCTGTCCACCTCCAGCCCCTATGAACGGGTCGTGCTGATGAAGGGCGCGCAAACGGGTGGCTCCGAGGCCGGGCTGAACTGGCTGGGCTACATCATCCAGAACGCCCCCGGCATCGCCATGCTGGTGATGCCGTCGCTCGACATGGTGCGGCGCAACACGACCGTGCGGATTGATCCGCTGATCGAGGCCACCCCTGCCCTGCGAGACCTGGTCTCCGCGCCCCGATCCCGCGACGCCGGGAACAGCCTGTTCCGCAAATCCTTCCCCGGCGGCCAGCTGGTGATGACCGGTGCCAACAGCGCGGTCGGCCTGCGTTCGACGCCCGTCCGATACCTGTTCCTTGACGAGGTGGACGGCTATCCCGGCGATGCCGATGGCGAAGGTGATCCTGTCGATCTGGCGATCCAGCGCACCACCACCTTCCGAGGGCGGCGCAAGATTTACATGGTGTCGACGCCCACGCTGAAGGGCCATTCGCGCATCGAGGCGGCCTATCTCGACAGCGATCAGCGGTATTTCCACGTCCCCTGTCAGCACTGCGGCGACATGGCCCCGATCACTTGGGCGCGCATCCGCTGGCCCGTGGGGCAGCGCGACGCGGCGTATCTGGTCTGCGATGCCTGCGGCGGTGTCCATCACGAACACGAAAAGCCGCGCCTGATGTCTGCCGGTGAATGGCGACCGACCGCGCTGGGCGATGGCCGTACGGCAGGGTTCCACCTGTCATCGCTCTATTCCCCCTGGGAGACATGGGCCGAGATCGCACAGGAACATGCGCGCGTCGCCAAGGATCCCGCCCGCCTGCAGGTCTGGGTCAATACCAAGCTGGGCGAATCCTGGGAGGACCAGGCAGGCGACACTGTTCCGGCTGACCCGCTGATGGCGCGGCGCGAGGATTGGGGCAGCGACCTCGCCCCCGGCGTGGCCGTGCTGACGGCGGGCGTCGATGTGCAGGGCGACCGGCTCGAGGTTCAGATTGTCGGCTGGGGCCGGGACGAAGAGGCATGGGTCACCGACTACCGCGTGCTCTGGGGCGATCCTTCTGGCCCGCGCCTCTGGTCCGATCTCGATGGCGTGCTGAACGGCACCTATGGCGATCTGCCCGTGCGAGCCGTCGCGGTGGACACCGGCGGCCACCACACCAAGATGGCCTACGAGTTCTGCCGCACCCGCCTCGCTCGCCGCATCTGGGCGATCAAGGGCCGTGGCGGCCCCGGCATTCCCGTCTGGCCCCGCCGCCCCACCCGCAGCAACAAGGCAAAAATCCCGCTCTTCATCGTCGGCGTCGATGCTGTAAAGGACGCGGTCTACGCCCGCCTGAAGCTGACTGAACCCGGACCAGGTGCCATCCACTTCCCCCGCCGTCTCGACGCCGACTACTTCCGCCAGTTGACTGCCGAACGCGTTGTCACCCGCTTTGAGAAGGGCCGCCCCATCCGCTCATGGCAACCCAAGCGCGACGGCGAACGCAACGAGGCGCTGGACACCTTCGTCTACGCCCACGCCGCACTGCATGGGCTGATCAGCATGGGAATGCGGCTGAACGAGGAGGCGGAGGGGGTGTCAGGAGTCGCTCATATCGCCAATCGCCCACCCAAGACACCGGTGATCCGATCAGCGTGGATGAAATGACCAATTGATATTTCGGACTCTTATGGTCATTCTGACCCGAACAGGGGAGGCGGCCATGAAAACCATGTCGGCTCGGGACGCGAAACATCAGTTCGGCCTGCTGATCGACACCGCGCGCGCCGAGCCTGTGGTGATCGAAAAGCATGGCCGCGCGGTGGTTGTCGTGCTTGCTGTTGAGGAGTTTGAACGCCTGAAATCGCTCGGCAACCCCGACGATCAGGCGGCAAAAGTAGTTCGTGAAGGAGACTGAGGATGGCGACAACGAAGAAGCCGAAAACGGCCCCAACCACACCTTGGCCCGCCACGCCGGATACCATCCACCAAGAAGGCACCTGGATTTGGCTGCCGCTCAAGGCCGAATGGCGCGACAGCACCGGCAAGCCGGAAGAACTGGTGCGGCAGAAGTTCATCCGTCACCTTTGCGAAAACTATGGCTATGCGCTTGAGCAGATGCGGCAGGAAATGCGGATGATTTCGGGCAGCCGCAGCGCCCGCGCCGACATCGTGATCTGGGAAACGCCTGCCAAAGCGGCGGGCGGCGCAGGCGTCTCGCCGGTACTGGTTATCGAATGCAAGGCCGAAAGCGTTGAGATCAACCTCCGCGACTACTATCAGGGCGAAAGCTATACCCGGTCAGCCGGGGCGGAATTCTTCATCGCCACCAACAACCGCTTCACCGCCGTCTTCAAGCTGGTGCCCGGCGCGCCCGGTGACTTCGTGCAGATCAACGAGATCGCCAAGGCATCCGACTGGGGCGATGCCAAGCGGATCGAGGAAATCCGCAGCAAGCTCCGGGTCTTCAACCGCAAGGAATTCCAAGACCTTCTGTTCAAGTGTCACTCGATCCTGCGCGACGTCCACAAGATGGACCCAGGCCGCGCCTTCGACACCATTTCCAAGATCCTGTTCGTCAAGATGTATGTCGAACGCTCTGGCCTGCATGGCACCTTCACCGTGGATTTCCTCGACCGGCGCGCATCCACGCGGCTGTCCACGGATCCAGCCGTGCACGACGGTCTGTTTGACCGGACCAAGGATTACTACAAGGCCGACGACCTGTTCTCGGCCACAGACCGGCTGGAGATTTCCGAGGAAACGTTCCGCCGCATCGTCAAGGAACTGGAACGCTTCGACCTGTCCAAGACCGGCGACGACATCAAGGGCCTCGCCTTCGAGAAGTTCCTCGGCAACACCTTCCGGGGCGAGCTTGGGCAGTTCTTCACCCCACGCCCGGTCGTGGATTTCATGGTTAGCATGCTTGACCCGAAAGAGGGCGAAATCCTCTGCGACCCGGCCGCAGGCTCGGGCGGCTTCCTGATCCGTGCCTTCGAACATGTCCGTGAAACCATTTCGGC